TGCACTAATTGTTACAGCATCTACAGTAACATTAGATATATCAGCAGTATAATAAGATCGATCTACAGTTAATCCTTCACCAACAATAGTTGCCTGTTCAAGAGTAATCTGATAGTCAGAACTTGCGGTTGAGAGAGAAGTTTCAATTGCGTCAATTTCAGTAATACCTGTATCAAGAGCTTCTGAACCGTAATCAAACAGGCGGCATCGCATCTTGTAAACTGGGTTATTATCCAATTGATGGAAAGGTTCATCATGATCCACAAAGTTAATCTCAAATAGTTTCTTGAGTACCGGGTGATAAATCGCATCACCCTCTAGGGGACGATCAGCATCAGTCGCATCAGATTCGTTTAGAATATAAAATATCTCACCCGCTAGTGCAGATTCCGTAATTGTACCAGATTCCAATTGAATAGAACCAGACGATGTTGAGTCTGTTGCTGTTTCGATTTGTAATTGTTTTGTCTTCTCTTGGAACCTTGTCTTACTTACAACAAAGGTTGCTTCACTTAGGTTCTGTAAACCGAACTGAGACATCAGTTCTTGTTCTCCAGCATAACCACCACCAGAATCTTCCATATACATTTCGATAAGAGACTGGGTGTTAAACTTAGATAGTGCGTCTTCGCCAAGCACTTTGTCTTCTGCAACTAGTGTCCGGTCAAGATAATATACATCATGACCGTGAATTTGAATTGCTTCTGCAATCAAGTTGGCGTATAGTGATTGTTCAGCTGTAGCTATTTGACCTGTGGTCATACGTTTGTACTCCCTGCATCACCAAATGGATTTGACTCATTAAAGTCCATTACAGTATCATCCAATGTATCAAACAACTCATTTTGAATTGTCTTATCCCTTATTACATATTCTTCACTTATAAGGAACTCATTGCCACCAGTTTCAAGTAGGATACTTTCACCATACGAAGCAGGATCGGAGGACAATATTGTAGTATCCAAAGATATATTTACGGAAGAGAGGTCCAAATCAATAAAATCTAAAGTTAAAGGTTGGCCAATAATTGATGAATTTTCAAGAGTAAACTGATATTCAGAACTTGCACTTGATAGAGAATCTTCGATTGCGTCAATTTCAGTAATACCAGTACTAAATTCTTCTGAACCGTAATCGAACAAACGACAACGCATCTTGTATACTGGATTACTGTCTAACTGATGAAAAGGATCGTCGTGATCTACAAAACTAATCTCAAACAATTTCTTTAGCGTTGGATGATAAATTGCATCACCCTCAAAAGGACGGTCTGCATCAGTTGCATCAGTTTCATTTAAAATATAAGATATTTGACTATCAGATACCGTACCAGATTCCAATTGAATAGAACCAGACGATGTTAAGTCTGTTGCTGTTTCTATTTCTAATTGTTTTGTTTTTTCTTGAAATTTTGTCTTACTTACAACGAAGGTTGCTTCACTAAGGTTCTGCAAACCAAATTGGGACATTAGTTCTTTTTCTCCAGAGTAACCACCACCAGAGTCTTCCATATACATTTCAATGGAAGATTGTTTATTAAACTTGGATAGTGCATCTTCTCCAAGAACATTGTCTTCTGCAACTAATGTACGATCAAGATAATATACAGAATGCCCCCTATGATGAATAGCTTCTGCAACTAAGTCAGCATATAAAGATTTCTCAACTGCCAAGTGCGACCGCCACTGCCAAGCACGAGGTTGATTGGTTGTGGTAGCTGCAAGGCCGGGGGAATGAAAATGTTTATTAACCGCCATTAATTATCCTATCATATAATTAACTGGCAACTCAAACGTAAGTTGAATTTGTTCTTCTAACTTATTAATCTCTTCTTGTGCCTGTGAATAGATAGCATCACCATTCATGGTAACACCACCAAGCATTGCAACACCACTGAACTTTGATAGGTTTGCGCCCCACTGTTGTTTAATAAGAGCAGTCGCATACCTCTTGAGGAATATATCATCATAAATATCTGTAAATGTTGTTGGGTCTATTTTGCGATAACACTCTGCAATGATATAGTCCTCACCAGCAACGAAGTCGTTTGTCCAATCTCCATCAATGTAAAGACGATTCTGGTGTTGGTTAAATCTAATTGGTGTTTCTCCAACGAGAATATGTTCTAGAAGGTCTAGGTTATCCATCGCCATCTGATACTGAATAACAGAAGTAGAAGATAGGTCATACAAGTCATTAAGGCGCAACTGGTAACGAACATCAAACATGTTACTACCACCGCCCGTACCCGTGAATGGCCAGACCTGTATTACAGACACGACAGCAGAAGGCATCGGAATATAATTAGTACCCTCTAGAAATGTATCAGTAATAGAATCATCTACTGTATCGGTTCCAGTTGTGGTTGCATTTGCGATCCCCCGCGCCACATCTGCTTCGGTAATCAGGTGTTTGAGATACATTTTCTCAATACCATCATAATGATACTGTGCAAAGTATTGTAGAGCTTCATCAATGCGATCATCTGCTTGATCATCTGATATGTTAATATCAATAACCCCAGAACCCAATGCCCTTAGGCAATACGATTTAAATGTTGACTTGCTTGTAGGTATAGCCATGAAGATATCCTTTTTACTATATTTATAAGATTTGTTTTATTGCGATAGTGGATATCGTAGGATCAAGGTTAGTGGGTAGTGCTTGATAACTGGAAACCGAAGCTATTCAGTTATCAAATGCGGTTAACTGTTTAGTTACCCAGCAACATAAGCTTTACCAGCCGTTATGGCATCTGTGTAAGCCGTCTTGCTAACACTAGAATCAGAATACCAAGAGTGCGCTGCCTGAAGTTCAAGATGGTCTGTATTGCGGGTGACCATCAGTTTAACTTCAGCAGCACTGCCGTGCAGGGCAAGTTCTTCGGTATCGTCGGCAACAGTTGCGTTAATCAAGGTTACGCTGTCGTCCATTGCAGAAAAGTGTGCAGCAATCTCAGCTGCGGTTAGTGTCTCGGCCATAATATGAGCCCTCCTTTGTTGTGTTAATACTATTTATAACGCTACTTATTACTTAATTTTACTTTAAGTTCATCTATTTCAGCAGATAGTTCTTGTATGGCTTTGACTAAGATTGGAAACATCTTCATTGAGTCGGCTTCTAGCCTGTCAGGGTTTTCCTCACAGACTAATCTCATATGGTCCGCATAGATAGTAGCATCTGCCGCTACCTTCAATTCCTGTGCAATAAAACCAAAGTCTTTCTTGCCAGCCATAGAGCCATCTCTTCTATCCCAATCAAATGAAACGGGCCGTACTGTATTAAGAAAGGTTAAGCCTAGTGGAATGTCTACAACATTAGTTTTATCTCGTGAGTCTGACAAGGTAGAGATTGAGGTATCATTACAGCGTAGGTTAGTAATAGATGTACTACCGAGAGTGCATTGACCATCAGAATCTACGGCAGTTGTAGTAGAATCGCTCCCAAGAGTTATATTATTAGAACCTGTAGTAGTAACTCCACCAGAGTTATATCCAATAGCAACATTGTATACTCCTGTAGTAATCTTATTTAGAGCGTGTTGACCAAAACCAGAGTTATATCCACCTGTGGTCAAATCGTTTAAACTATCTACCCCCATCGCAGTATTTCTATATCCAGTAGTACTGGCATTTAAAGAATCTTTACCAACCGCTGTGTTGTAATCACCTGTGGTGGCGGCAGACAGCGCAGATTGACCAATCGCTGTATTAGAAACACCTGTGGTATTAGTTGTTAAAGAATCCGCACCAACGGCAGTGTTATTAGATCCTGTAGTGTTAGCGTCTAGGGAAGAATAGCCAAGAGATGCGTTACCAGTACCAGTAGTATTAACCTTTAAAGCAGAAAAACCAACCGCTGTATTGTTGTTAGTGGTGTTGGCACCTAAAGCGTCAGTGCCTATAGCAACGTTTTGCGTTCCTGTTATATTGGCATCAAGGGCGTTAGCGCCGACTGCTACGTTATTAGCTCCTGTTGTATTAACACCCAGAGCAGACCTACCTAATGCTGTGTTATAAGCACCTGTGGTGTTAGCTCCTAAAGCAGTATGGCCCATCGCAACATTGTCTACCGCAGTAGTATTTGCGTCCAGTGCTTGATACCCGACTGCTGTATTTGAAGCACCTGTGGTATTGGCTCCTAAAGCATGGTTGCCGACTGATGTATTTGAACCACCTGTGGTATTGGCTGCTAATGCGTGTCTTCCAAAGGAGGCATTTTGAGTGCCTTCTGTATTGAGTAGCAGTGACGCTACTCCGACTGCCAAATTATAAGAGCCTGTGGTGTTGGCACCCAGAGCAGTAGCGCCAATCGCTACGTTATCTGCCCCAGTGGTATTGGCATCAAGAGCGGCATAGCCCACTGCTGTGTTATTATCCCCCGTCGTGATCGCCGTGCCAGCTTCATCGCCTACTACTACGTTGTAGTTGCCGCCTGATGCAATGGAGTTACCGGCGTTGACGCCTGCCCTGAAGTTTGAAGTCCCCGCCGAAGCCGTAATGATATCCGCGCCATCGGCAAGGGTGGCATCACCTGAAAACGTAATGGT